TACCAGCATACTTTTCTGATTTTGCTGGTTCACCATATCCAGTCATTTCAACAGATGAAATATTTGGATTGCTACGTAATTCAGAAATCTTAGCACGGGATGCCATTCTTACATAAGAATTACCTGTCTTCTTATCAGTAACTCTTACCTTATATGTCTTATCACCACTCTCTTCTTGTACTTCTTCTTGCTCGTGTATACCTTCAACAAAAACTCTATACAATGCAGAAACAGCAGACTCAGTTGCTAACTTATTAACATTAACATAATCTTCACCAACCAACATAGATTTTGCTCTTGCCTTTACTGGAGGAGAAGCAGGTGATTTTCCTAACTGTGATAAGTAAGCCTTCCTTACAGTAGCAGGGTCTGATTGACCACCACTTTGTGCTTTCAAAGCTCCTCTGACCTTATAACGAACATCATAAGCTAGTTGCCTTGCTTGCTTTTCAACTTGGTCTTTTGCTCCAGCAGGAGCAGATCCTGTAGGTTTTTCCATTAAAAGTACTTACTTACTACTTCTTTCTGTATTTATTTATGAATTGTTTTCCCCACGATGATCCAGGAGTCCACTTTTCTACATTTTTTCTAAATCCATCCGTTCCAACTAATGTATTAGGATGATCTTTATCACGCATTGTACGTGACATATGCTTTTCAGTATACTTCTCTTCTTTATTAAGAGCAGCATTAACTAATTTTTCAAGATTACTTGCAGGAACTTCTTTTTTATATTCAGAAACATCCTTTATCCATGATTTAAACATTACGTTATCTTCAGTAACGCATATTAAATAATTCGCACCTCTGCGAATAATCTTACCAATTAATCCAGTATGATCACTCTCAACTAACTGTCCTACTCTATAGATTGCTTTGTTAACATAACTCTCTCTAAGATTTGTGAAATCTAATTTAGATGCAATTCTCCACAAATTCCAACCTTCCTTAATATTCATTGCTTTACGAAGTTTAAGATAAATATCCTCTGCCTTCTTTTGATCAACCATAGGTTGCAATTCAGTCGCAACTTTCCCAGTCTCTTGATCTATTATTTCAACTGGTCTATGAAGATTACCAAAGAATGAATCAAAATCTCCATTCGCTACATGCTTTCTTTGTACTGATGCAGACATGGCTTCTAATGGATCATCAGAGTCCTCATCTCTAGCTCCAGCATCTACTATGTCTATACTATCAAAATCATACAACTTTCCATTATAATCATTTGATAATTTATCATATGCCTTTACTCTATCTTCACCACCTACAATCCTTACACCTGCATATCCATCACTATTTGCTTTCTTTAATACATCAAATATAGTTCTGGTATCCGAATCATCAACAATCTTGTCACTATGATCTGGAAACATATCCTTCATAGTTGCAATCTTAGTTTCAGGATCTAAAGGATTTTTCTTATCGTCATGTGTACGTGTAGGTACAATAACATAATCTCCACCTTTAGCAGAGTCTGCAACTTGATTTAAAACTTTTTCATGTCCTGCATGTGGTGGATTAAATCTACCAAATGCAATTGTAAGAACACCCTTTGTCTTTGGATTTTCTGGTACTTCAAATTGTACAGGTGTATCTGGTGCTGGTTCACCCTGTGGTTCTGCTGCTACTGGTTCCTGTGCAGATTGACCTTGTGCCTGTTGGTAACCAGTATCATTTGATGAATGTGAAAGTCTTTTTTCTTTGTCAGTCTGTTCTGGATCTTGCCCTGCTCTCTGTCTCTTATTATAAAACTTTAATTGTCCTTTCTCTGTCTTTGCTACAAACTCTCCATTCTTGTACCATCCACCATGACCATCACCAGTCAAACCCATACGGGTGGCTTGCTGAACTGCTCTAGATTCAGATATGAATTTTAAAAATGACTTCATTTATTTAATTCTAACGTAATAGCCTTTTCGTTTGAAACAATGTAGTTGAGAATATTATCTCTCATAATACTATATTTATTTATCTGCTTATCTGACCTAGTATTTTTGATTGCTTTATCAAAGGTATACCAACAGTGAGCACAGAATTCTTTGTATCGTTCCTTCTTATTTCTAGTTCTAGAGTTGAAGGATTTTATAATGTCTGATAATTCCATTATGCTGCACACTTAACATACGATCCTGCTAATAAAAAAGCAGTAGTTCTATCTGTATTAAAAATAGTGAAACCTTCTGATGCAGCATACATCCACATAGATTTTAAGATATTATCCTTAATAGTTCTATTTAAAGGTGATTTATCAATAACATAAGCCATCTCATATGCCTGAACTTTATTCTTCATATACTTAGCTCTTGGAAAAGATTTCTTTAAGTCATATTCCTTTGCCTTATCACTATGAAATCTATCACCTTTAGCTTCTCTTTTAAAAGCTTTTTTAGTTGTTTCTCCATCAGAAAGAAAATCTACATACTCAGCCCATGAATCAACATCAGCATTAATATTAACTTGACTCTTAGAATAATGATCTAAGAATACTTTATAATCAGTAAACCCATGTTTATTACTCTTCATTTTAGATTTTAAATTATTAGGAAGTTCACGTAATAATGATCTCTTTTTAGCATTCAATGAAGATAATGCTGTCCTACCACCACTCAATTTTGTAATATACGTTGCTACAGGTAAAGTAATCTTTCCATGATATGTTGCAGACCCTTCTTTCAATAGTCCCATTTGAATATCTTCAATCTTTCTTGTAGATTCAAATCCCCTAACATCAAATGAATAATTACCATTTTTACCAGGTAATCCAGAAATAGTAAATGGTATTAATGCTTTTTGAGTAG